TTCAAGCAGAAGACGGCATACGAGATGTAGCTCCGTCTCGTGGGCTCGGAGATGTGTATAAGAGACAGATATATATCACAGTAACTATTAATATGGCAGCAGACCTCCCTGTTATGGGAGGGGAAAGGAGAATATGAGCAGAAGCATAATGCAGGATACAAAAGAATGTTTTCTGTGCCGTATGAGAGCAGAGGAACAGGGGTATTTTGGACCCCTTACATCATATGGTTTAGAAAAACACCATGTTATGCATGGAGTAGCAAACCGAAGGATAGCTGAAAAGTATGGGCTAACCGTATATCTATGTGAAAAAGACCATAGAACAGGAGCGGAAGCTGTACATAATAGCAGAGAAACAGATTTGAAACTTATAAGAGCAGGTCAAAGACGTTTTGAACAGGTATACAGCCGTAGAGAATGGATGGAAGCATTTGGAAAGAATTATTTGTATGAAAATTCTGCGGATAACAATGTGCTTGAACAGGTATTACAGCAGCTTTTTAAAGATAATAAGCATCTAAGAGACAAAATATACACTTCAAGTCTTGAGACAGCGGAAATCTTGGAAATCTTATGCGCTGATGAAGCGGCGTATAAGATTTGTGTACATAACAGGATTTATACAATGGATATAAATCGAGAATTAGGCAGGGTGACAATAACTGCACCACCAGACGAAAAAACAGAATGGAACAGAGAAGATGTTGTGGCAGCAGTTATAGATATTTATAGCAAGACAGAGGAGGATATATGATTGCAGAGATAATAAGCTTTATAGCCGGAGCAGTATTAGCGAGTGTTATCGTCGGATTCTGTAAAGCTGGAAAGGACAACTAATGACACAGGAAACATTGTTACAGATAGGCAGGCTGGGGCTTGCAATTGAAGATGGTGCAAATATGGTATTGGATATGTACCGCGTCAAGGAAGAGCTTACTGGAGAAGATTTGTTTAAGGGAGAGCCGAGTGAAGACAGAAGCCATTACGCAGGATATACAGAGCTGTACAAGCTCCCAGGCATGAAAGATATAGCAGATGATGCAGCCGAATATATAAAGAATCGTTTGGGAGAGGTAATTGATGAGCATTGTAAGTCTTTAGAAGCCTGTATAACAGCTTTAGGTGACGCGGTAACAGTAAAAGAGGACAAGCCGGACAGAAAGGCGAAGTCTCCCAGTAAAGAAGCGCAATGATGCTTTTGGGTTTTATTGTGCACAATGTGGTAAATATGTATCCACAATAACGGTAAGCAGAGAGACATGGGGCTACAAAAGAAATTGTAAATATTACTGCTCATATAAATGCATGAGGGCAGCAGAGAAATAAGAATATCAGAAAGGAGCCTGGAACTCTGGCCAGAGTGATTCGTACGATGTTCCTTTCAGAAATGACATATCAGGAATTTTTAGAAAGCAAGATAGAACTTGCACAGGATAGCGGATTTGAAGTAAATCCGGCAGATATTAACAAAGCATTAAAGCCACATCAGGGGGATGCTGTCATATGGGCGCTTAAAGGTGGAAGAAGAGCGCTATTTGAAAGTTTTGGTTTAGGTAAAACCATACAGGAGATAGAATTCTGTAAACAGGTAATAGATCACGAGGGCGGAAGGGCTTTGATTGTTCTTCCACTTGGAGTAAAACAGGAATTTACACAGGACGCTGTGAATGTTCTTGGATATGATGCACCTGTTTATTGCAGAAGCATGGAAGAAGTAGAATCCTGTGACAGCAGTATTGTTCTTACCAACTATGAAAGAGTAAGAGATGGTGATATAAGACCGGATTATTTTGTTGCAACATCGTTGGATGAAGCAAGTGTTTTAAGGTCTTTTGGAAGCAAGACATACCAGACATTTCTTGATAAGTTCAAGAATGTTCCTTACAAGCTGGTAGCAACAGCAACGCCAAGTCCAAACAAATACAAAGAGCTTATACATTATGCCGGCTATCTTGAGGTAATGGATACAGGGCAGGCACTTACAAGATTCTTTCAGAGAGACAGCACTAAGGCAAACAATCTTACATTGTACCCCGAATATGGAAGATGAATTCTGGCTGTGGGTTTCATCATGGGCATTGTTCATAACGAAACCTTCAGATGTAAATCCGGAATATTCCGATGAGGGATATGTATTACCTCCGCTTGATGTAAGGTGGCATGAGATACCAATACATTATGGAGATACATCTGATAAAACAGGACAAATGCAGTTATTTACAGAAGCGGCAGCAGGCTTGAAGGAAGCTGCAGAAGTAAAAAGAAACAGTATTGACCAGCGTGTTGAAAAGATGAAAGAGATTGTAGAGAGTTCGCCTGAGGAGCATTTCCTTTTGTGGCATGACTTAGAGTCTGAAAGAAAAGCAATTCTTAAGGCAATACCGGAAGTTGTAGATATATACGGCTCACAGGATTATGACCTGAGGGAAAAGCGGGTTATTGATTTTGCACAGGGAAGAATCAAGCTGTTTGCAACAAAGAAATCAATATCAGGTTCGGGCTGTAATTTTCAGCGTTACTGCCATAGGGAGATATTCTTGGGCATTGATTATGAGTTTAACGATTTTATTCAGGCAGTACATAGATGTTACAGGTTCTTACAGACAGATACAGTTGTTATAGACATTATATACATGGAAAACGAAAGACAGATAAAAGAAGCACTGCTTGAGAAGTGGAAGAATCATAATCACATGGTTAAAAAAATGACGGATATTGTAAAGAAATATGGTTTAAGTCCGGCATCTAAAATAAAGCGGTTAGAGAGAAAGATGGGAGTTGAGACAGTGAAAGTACAGGGAAAGCATTATACAGCGGTAAATGATGATTGTGTTGAAGAGTGCAGAAGGATTGAGAGTAATTCTGTAGGACTTATACACACATCCATTCCATTCGGAAACCATTATGAGTATAGCGCCAATTATAACGACTTCGGACATAACGAGAATACAGAAAAGTTCTTTGAGCAGATGGACTTCCTTACACCGGAGCTTTTAAGGATTCTTGAACCTGGCAGGGTAGCAGCTATCCATGTCAAAGACAGGGTATTATTTGGAAATGCTACAGGAACTGGAATGCCTACAATAGAGCCGTTTCATGCACAGTGTATAGAACACTATATGAAACACGGATTTCAGTATTTTGGCATGATAACAGTTGTCACAGATGTGGTCAGGGAGAATAACCAGACATACCGCCTTGGATGGTCTGAACAGTGTAAAGACGGTTCAAAGATGGGCGTAGGCTGTCCTGAATACATACTTCTGTTCAGAAAACTTCCAACAGATAAGTCTAATGCATATGCAGATGATCCTGTAAAGAAAACAAAGGAAGATTATACAAGGGCACAATGGCAGATAGACGCTCACGGATACTGGAGAAGTTCAGGCGACAGGCTTATAAGCAAAGATGAGCTTAAGGAATTTAGTGTTGATGATTTACAGAGAGTTTATAGGGAATACAGCCGTTCTAATGTATACAGCTATGAAGAACATGTGAAGCTTGCGGAAGAGTTAGATAAAAATGATAAGCTCCCAGCCACATTTATGGTTGTCGCTCCCGGTTCATGGAATAACCTTGATGTATGGGATGATATAAACAGAATGAGAACACTTAATACAACACAGAGCAGACGCAGGCAGCAGATGCATGTATGCCCACTGCAGCTTGATATTGTTGAAAGAATCATTAACAGATACAGTAATGAAGGTGATATGGTTCTTGACCCGTTTGGAGGCTTAATGACAGTTCCAATGAAGGCAGTAAAGATGAAAAGATACGGCTATGGAATAGAACTGAGCTGTGACTATTTCAGAGATGGTGTTGGATATCTTCAGGAAGCAGAAAATGAGATAGAAACACCTACACTGTTTGACTTTATGGAGGCTTAATATGATAAACGGGGAATTAATAGTTGATAATTTCGCTGGTGGGGGCGGTGCCTCCACCGGAATAGAAGAAGCTACCGGCTTTAGTGTGGATATAGCAATTAACCATGATCCTAAGGCTATTGCAATGCATAAAGCAAATCATCCGAACACGAAACATTATTGTGAAGATGTATGGCAGGTAGACCCAGTGCAGGCATGTAATGGGCATCCTGTGGGGCTTGCCTGGTTCTCTCCGGACTGTAAACATTTCAGCAAGGCAAAAGGCGGTAAGCCAAAGGATAAGAATATAAGAGGTCTTGCATGGGTAGCATGCCGGTGGGCTGGACTGGTAAGACCTAGAGTAATCATGTTGGAGAATGTAGAAGAATTCAAGACATGGGGACCACTGAACAGAGGGCATCATCCAATAAAAACAAAGCAGGGCAAGACATTTAATAAATTTGTAAACCAGCTGCAGGATTTAGGATATGAAGTTCAGTTCAGGGAGCTTGTGGCAGCAGATTACGGAGCGCCAACCATGAGAAAGAGATTCTTTATGGTTGCAAGATGTGACAAGAGACCTATTATATGGCCAGAGCCTACACATGCACCAGCAGACAGCGAAGCTGTGAAAAAGGGACTGCTAAAACCTTATGTTGGAGCATATACACAGATAGATTTTAGCAGACCATGCCCCAGCATATTTGATACATCTGAACAGATAAAAGAGAAATATGGAATAAAAGCGGTAAGACCATTAGCACCTAAGACAATGGAAAGAATCGCAAGAGGATTAAAGAAATTTGTTTTGGATAATCCAGAGCCTTTTATTGTTCAGTGTAATCATGGTGGAGACAGAAGACCGCTGGATACTAAAGAACCATTGCCAACAATTACAGGTAAACATGGATATGGGATTGTTGAACCTTACATGATTCAGATTGGACAGACTGGTTTTACAAAAGACCGGAGCAAGAATATTCAGGAGCCGCTATCTACGATAGTAAGTAAAAACGAGCATTGTTTAATATGTCCTACACTGATCCAGTACCATTCCGAAACAGCACAGGGAGAAGTCCGGGGACAGACAATAAAGGATCCGATCATGACCGTGGATGGATCGAACCGGTATGGATTAGTTACATCATTCTTACATAAATATTATGATGGTGGCTATAAGGGAGCCGGAGAAAGCATGGAAAATCCACTGCCGACAATAACAGCGTGGGATCATAACAGCGTTGTTACGGCAAATTTGATCCAGATGAACAATCACTGTGATGGGAAGGACATAAGACAACCCTTACCTACCATTACGGCCGGAGATGGACATTTCGGGGAAGTTCGGGCATTTCTGATAAAGTATTACGGACAAGGCACCGGACAGGACATTCAAGAGCCGTTAGATACAGTAACATCGCGGGATCGATTCGGCTTAGTAACAATCGAAGGTGAGGATTATCAAATTGTAGATATTGGACTTCGAATGCTGGAGCCAAGAGAGCTATATGGATGCCAGGGTTTCCCGGACGATTACATTATAGACCATGATTACACTGGTAAGACATATCCAAGAACAGAACAGGTTAAGCGGTGCGGGAACTCTGTTAGTCCAATGGTACCTAATGCACTGGTAAGAGCTAATCTTAAAGAATTATGCATAGCGCAGAGAATGCCTAACTGCAGTATAAACGAGGAAAAGACAGGGCAATTAAGATTTGCCTAATAAAATAATAAGGAGAATGATTATGATTAAAAGTAATAAAGGAAGAGTTGAATTAAAAGGAACACCAATAGTACTTGTTGGAGAATTAGGAACAGCAATACAGGCTGTATATCAGGCATTGCTTAATGCAGGTATTGATAAAACATTCGCTGAAAAAAATATTAGGAAAACATGTGAGCTGGCACTTTTAACAGACGAAGAGCAGGAAGATGTATTAAAAGGCCTTGATAAAAAAATAGATGAAAAGTTGGATAAACTGGCTAATGCAATATTAAAGGAACTTTTTGAGGGAGGTAGTAATGATGGTGAATAGAGACTGTATAATGGCTAATCTTGAGCAGCGAGATTGTAAAGGCCTTAAAGAAATGTATTGTGCCAAGGAGGATAAGCCTTGCCCATTCTATAAGTCAGCGGATAAATACAACAGAGATGGTAGCAGGAAAGGAGAAAGATAAGTGGAGAGTCTTATGAAAAAAATTTTAGTAGTCATGCTATGCCTAACATTATGTGTTGGAATGGCAGGGTGTACTAATACAGACACCGGCAGTAAAGACTATGATAGACATTCAAAATTGATTCAAATTGAGGGAGAGAATGATTTGTATTATTACTCTACAACTCATATTGTTTACATAACTTTTAATGAATGCGCAGGGAATCCTGGCTATGGATATATGGCACCGTATTATTCAGAAAACGGCAAATTATGTATTTATGACTCTGAAAATAAAGCTATTATCGAAATAGGAGAATAGAACGTACAATAGATGGATTGAACAGGAGGCAGGTGATGAACAACTTGAAAAAGAACAATATAAAAGACCTTCTTAAGCAGTACAATGATTTGGTTAAGGAGAAACAGGAAATACAGGCCGCAATTGATAAGATACAAAGAGAACTTGATAAAATGGAAGCTGAAGGCTATACGGAAAAGGATAGTGTTACCGGTGGAAATGGAGGTAAGCAGCATTTTGAGGTGGAAGGCTTCCCTTATCCGGCATATTCACGGAAGAGAACACTTCTTTTAGTGCGACAGCGGCAGCAGATAGACATTAAAGAGAAGATAGATACGCAGATAAACCTCATAGAACAATGTATTAATCAAATTGACAATAGCAGAATGCGACGGCTTATAACATTAAGATACATAGAAGGTTTATCCTGGGTACAGGTAGCAAGAAAGATGGGAAAACACCACACAGCAGATGGTTGTAGGATGGCCGTAGAAAGATTCTTATCAAAAATTTAAAGTTTGTTCGCTCTGTTCGTTTTGTCTGTGGTAATATCTAAGATGACCAAGGTGGACATGATGAACAGCATGATTTCTCCATTATTAAATATTAAATACCCCCCCGGTAAGGCACTGGCTTAAGGCTGGTGCCTTTTTTGCATGTCAAGAAAGGAGCTGATTGTGTGGGATTAACAGACAAACAACGGAAATTCTGTGATGAATACCTTATAGATCTTAATGCTACACAAGCGGCTATTAGGGCGGGGTATACAGAAAAGTATGCAAATACAAATGCATCAAAATTACTACAAAATACTACAATTTCACAGTATATAGGAGAAAGACAAAAAGAACTATCGCGTAAGACAGAGATTACTCAAGAGCGAGTAATAAGCGAACTGGCGCTGATAGCTTTTTCTAATGCTACTGATTATGCGCGTGTTGTAGAAAAGAAAATGAAAATAGAGGTTGATGGCGTACTTGTAGATGTACTTGATGAAGATGGCAATCCTATTATGTATAGAACAGTAGAGCCAGTGCTGACAGAAGAGCTCACGGACGACCAGAAAAGAGCGTTAGCAGTTATTAAAAAGGGGCGGGATGGATTAGAGGTTAGACCTTGTAGTAAGGAAAAAGCTTTAGAGCTTCTTGGTAGACATCTTGGTATGTTTACAGACAAGATAGAAGCTAATATTAATGATTCTGTAAAAAACGAGCTTGCAGAGCTTCTTGCTCAGCGTAAGGCAAGGGGTGAGCCTGATGCTTCTAAGTGATAAGTATTGGGACTACATAGATACACCGGCAAGAGCAGAATTCCTTGAAGGTTCTACTGCATCAGGTAAGACAACAACAGTAGCTGTGAAGTTCATAATGAATGTAGCTGAGTCGGATATGAAGCTGCATGTTATAGCCGGTAATACAACAGGTGTTATTGAGAAGAATATTATAAATGCTGATATGGGATTGCTGCAGATATTTCCCAATTTGGAATACTGTGGAAACGGTGATAAAGAGAATAAACTTCCACATATTAAATTCAAAACTGGCAGCAGTACAAAGATAATATATATTCTCGGTTACGATAATGCCAGCAAGTGGAAGAATGCCTTGGGTTCGCAGTTTGGATGTGTGTGGGTTGACGAGTGCAACACAGCCAACATAGATTTTATACGAGAGATATTTGGCCGTTCTGAATACTTTGTAGGAACTCTTAATCCAGATGCACCTACATTACCCATATATTCAGAGTACATCAATCACGCTAGACCGATTGATAAGTACAAGGCGGATGTGCCAGAAGAGATATGGAAGGACCTTAACGGCTGTGAGCCTATTAACGGCTGGGTGTACTGGTTCTTTACATTTGAAGATAATATATCCATGACACCAGAGAAGATAGAACAGAAGAAAATGAGCTATCCTCCCGGTACCAAGATATATAAAAACAAAATATTGGGCTTAAGAGGCAAGGCTACAGGTCTTGTCTTTTCTAATTTCTGCAGGCGGCATGTTATTACTAAGGAACAGGCTAAGGCATTTATTAAGCGAGAATATGACGACAAGCAGACAGAATGGTTTGTAATATATACAAGCGGTCTGGATACGGCATATTCAACCAAGAGTCCTGATACTATTGCAATGTCATTTATGGGAATAACCAATAAAGGCAAATTGATAGTGCTGGATGAAAAGGTATATAACAATGCGGCTCTTGATATACCAATAGCTCCAAGCGATACAGTAAGGAATTACATAGACTTCCTGGAACGCAACAGAAAAGAATGGGGCGGCATGGCAAAGAACACCTTTATTGATAACGCTGATCAGGCGACAATAACAGAATTTGCCAAGTATAAGAGAGAGCATCACGAATGCCTGTATATATTCAACAATGCGTATAAGAAAGTAACAATAATAGACAGAATAAACCTGCAGCTTGGTTGGATGTCCTTTAACGACGAAAAGGGCAAAGAGCCAAGCTATTATGTTGTAGATACATGCACGAACTACATCGGAGAACTGCAGGTATACAGTTGGCTGGAAGATAAAGACTGTGAGCCGGAAGATGGAAATGACCACATGGTAAACAGTACGCAATATGGCTGGATACCATATCGAGACAAAGTTGGAGTAGAAAATAGAGAATAGATAGGAGAGTGAGAGAGGTGAGCATATTTAATACTATGGCTGATAAGATAAGAGATGGAATAAGGACATGGTTGCGTGTGCAGCCGGCACAGAGAGGTGTAATTAATATACAGGAAATCTTCGACTTTGAAGGTAACGCCATTAAGAATCAGATATGGTACAGAGGCGTAAGTGAAGAGCTGTCGCAGCTGTATGATCAGGTTGATGGGGACAAGACAAGATTCTGGGCTGCAAAATGCTCTCCTGGGCTAGCGATAAGAAAGATACATGTAGGATTACCTGCAATGATGGTTGATATGCTTGCAAGTATTGTTGTTGCAGATATGAACGAGGTAGATGTTGGCAGTAGGCAGTCAGACTGGGATAAGATAGCGGAAGAAAATGACTTTACAGAGCTTATAAAGCAAGCAATATCAGATACACTTATTGTTGGAGATGGAGCATTTAAGCTATCCATAGACACGAATCTCAGTCAGTATCCAATCATAGAGTTTTATCCTGGCGACAGGGTAGAGATAATAAGAGAACGCGGCAGAGTGAAAGAGGTTGTGTTTAAGACAGTATATACAGTTAAGAATCAAGAGTACATTCTGCTTGAAACATATGGCAAAGGCTATATAACATATATGCTCACAAGAGATAATAAAGAATGTGATATCAGCACTGTGCCGGAGCTTGCAGGTTTAAGACCTGTAACATGGGAAGATAAAAGTTTTATGATGGCCATACCGCTCATGTTCTATAAATCAGCGAAATTTAAAGGCAGAGGTAAGAGCATATATGACAGCAAGATAGATGAATTTGACGCGCTGGATGAAGCATGGAGCCAGTGGATGGACGCTTTAAGACACAACCGTACAAAGGAATATATACCAGAGAATTTACTTCCTCGAAATCCAAGTGATGGAGCTGTTATGCTGCCAAATTCATTTGACAACGCTTATATACAGTATTCGTCTCCTATGGCAGAAGGTGCAAGTTATAAGATAGAGAGGGAACAAAGTGAAATACCGCATGAAGGGTATCTTGCTACATATATCACGGCATTGGACCTTTGCTTACAGGGAATCATGAGCCCTTCTACATTGGGAATAGATGTAAAGAAGCTTGATAATGCAGAAGCACAAAGGGAGAAGGAAAAAGCAACGCTGTACAGTAGAAACAATATTGTAAATCAGCTCCAGAAGGTTCTTCCGAAGCTTGTAAAAATGACATTGCAGGCGATAGATACACTTAATAATTCAACAACACAGGACATTGATGTTGATGTGACATTTGGTGAATATGCGAATCCTAGCTTTGAGAGCCAGGTTGAGACAGTGAGCAAAGCCAAGCAGGGAGGCATTATGAGTGTAGAAGCGTCCATTGATGAGCTGTATGGAGATACCAAGGATGATGACTGGAAACAGGAAGAGGTTGCAAGGCTTAAGGCTGAACAGGGGATATCTGATATGGAAGAACCGGCACTTAATATGGAATCAGATGGCTTTGAAGTGGACTTTTAATGAGGTAGCCTATGTTAAATACAGACTATGATATAGAGAAAGCCTTTAAAGCTATAGAAGATGAGCTGATTGCTTCCATGATGCGTAATCTTGCAAGCCACAGAGCAGAAGAGACAGATATGGGTTTTAACTGGTCACAGTGGCAGGTAGAACAGCTTAAGGCTCTGGAAAAATATAAAGCACAGAACAAGAAAATGTTTTCGTCGAAGTTCAGTGATATCAATGATTCTATAGATGCAATGATATTTGCAGCCAGACAGGAAGGCGGAACAGAACAGGAGCAGAAAATATTAAGAGCATTAAAGAAAGGGTTGAAAGCATCTAAGGTGTCGCAAGGCGCTGAGGGTGCTTTTTTCAGACTCAATACAAGAAAACTTAATGCCCTGATTAAAGCAACGAAGTCAGATTTTAGCAGGGCAGAAAAAGCAATGCTTAGAATGTCGGAGGATAAATACCGACAGATAATATTTAACGCTCAGGTCTATGCGAATACGGGCGCAGGAACATATGAGAAGGCTGTGGACATGGCTACAAAGGACTTTCTTAAGGCAGGCATTAACTGTATAGAATATTCCAATGGTGCAAGGCATACCATGAAAGACTATGCCAAGATGGCTATTCAGACAGCCAGCAAGCGTGCATATCTAACCGGAGAGGGAGAGATGAGACAGTCCTGGGGAATTAGTACAGTGATTATGAACAAGCGCGCTAACGCCTGTCCTAAATGTCTTCCGTTTGTTGGAAAGATTCTCATAGATGATGTGTGGAGTGGAGGTAAGGCATCTGATGGTCCTTATCCACTTATGTCTTCTGCTATGGCAGCAGGGTTGTACCATCCCAATTGCAAAGATGTACATACAACATACTTCCCTGAACTGGATGAAGAGCCAGACAGTAAGTTTACCAAGGAAGAGCTTGAGCAGGTTAAGGAAGATTACAAGCAAGACCAGAAGCAGCAGTATGCAGGCAGAATGGTTGAGCAGTTTGACAGGCTGTCTAAGTATTCTATAGATCCAGATAACAAGAAAGTGTATACGGCTAGGAAAGAACAATGGGAGAATGTTGTTGCAAATGGACAGAAGAATGATATAATGGAATCAGACTTAAGTACATTCAAATGCAAGTTAAGGAATGATTCAGATATAGAAAAAGAATATTATAATATTCTTAAAGAAAAGTTTTCACATGGAAATAAAGCCGCTAAGCACCTATTTGCTAAGTATGCAGGCGGTGAAACAATAGATGTATCAATGTATGAAGGTACTGCACATTTTAATACCAAAACAAAGAAAATATCTATGCATTATAAAGCTGATATGAGTAATATAAGAGGTGCAGGGACTACTTGGTATCATGAACATGGACATTTGATAGATGATTCACTTGGTATGGTATCGAGGGACGAACATTTTAAAGAATTACTAGAACAGGACACATTCCAATATAGAATAAAATATGGAAAAGAGCATAATTTAAAAACATATGACAAAGTAGATAGAGCAATTAGTAATGATTTACAAGATATAAGAAGACATTCAGCTGTATCGGACTTATTAGATGGATTAACAAAAGGGAATATTAAAGGTTGTGCAGGGCATAGTATTGATTACTGGGACAATCAAGAAAATATTGCATCGGAAGCTTTTGCACATATGTTTGAAGCACAATTTGACGAGGTGCATTATAAAGAGATGCAGAAATATTTCCCCAAATCATTAGAGTATTTTGAAAAGAAATTGAAGGAGGTAGCAAGGTGATAAAGAAACTAAAAGATGCAAGAATAAAATTCGTGAATCATTTTAAATATTCTCCAGAGTTCCCTCCTGATTTATATTTTGACCAAGAAGAATATGCTGAATTATTGTTGAAATGCATAGAAGATGATTTTGATTATACAATTGAGAAATATGGAACAGTAGTGCCAAAGAAAATGCCAAGACCAGAAATAATATGGGATTAACAGCCACCAGTCGAGAGATTGGTGGTATTTTTATACCCAATTTTAAGAAAGTGAGGATTTAGAAATGAAGGATTATAGTGGAGTAAAAGTGGTGGCAGCAGAGCCAATGAGCAGAGGCGAATACAATGCATACAGAAGATGTGATAATATGACATTTGGAATTGCTATTGAAGCACTGAAAAAAGGTAAGAAAGTAGCAAGAGCTGGATGGAACGGTAAGGGAATGTTTTTATATTATGTTCCAGTTGGTGCATATGCTCCTTGTACAGAAATTGCAGCAAGTCTTGTTAATGAGAATGGATTAGTAGAGTATGGAGCATATATCGCCATGAAAACTGCACAGGGGAATGTAGTCCCTTGGTTAGCAAGTCAGACTGACATGCTTGCAGAAGATTGGATTATAATAGAATAGTCCGAAGTTGCACCAGTGCAACACAATTTAATATTAGTTATTAAGCACACATGGCAATACGCTGTGGGTGCTATTTTTATGCCCAAAACTTAATGGCAATAAACTTTAGGGAAATGCCGACGGGCGGTAAACGGAAGAAAGGAGATAGAGTGATGAGAAAGACATTACCTATGAATTTACAGCTCTTCGCAGAAGGTGGAGATGGTAACGGCGGCCAGAACGCTGGAGGAGATAGTGGACAGGCAGGACAGCAGGGTAATCAGAATAATCAGCAGGCGGCTGGTGTTGATTATGACAAGATACAGGCAATGCTGGATAATGCGACTGCCAAGAAAGAGAATGCTGTGCTTAAAAGCTATTTTCAGCAGCAGGGATTATCAGAAGATGAGATAAGTCAGGCTATTGCAACATTTAAGCAGAATAAGCAGCAGCAGACAGAACAGCAGCAGAACGCTAATGCTAATCTTCAGAATGAAGTGGCAGCAGCACAGAAGGTTGCTGAACAGGCTCAGATTGAGCTTGCAGCTACAAAGGTAGCAATGACACTTGGTATTAATGCCAAGACACTTCCATATGTGCTTAAGATGGCTGATTTCAGCAAGGTAAAGGGTACAGATGGGAAGATATCAGAGGACAATGTTAAGGATGCACTTGAGCAGGTTATCAAGGACGTACCTGCACTTAAGCCAATACAGGAAGGCAATGCTGGTTTTCAGATTGGTGCAGGACAGCAGAATAACGGACAGCAGTCCTCTACAGGTAACAATGTAAATGTTCCAACAAAGAGATGGAACAGATTTAATTAAGAAAGGTTAAAAGGGTAAAACAATATGCCAAATTTGAATTACGCAGAACAGTGGAGTCCGGAATTATTAGCAATTCTTATGCAGGGCACACTTACATCACCATTTATTACAAGTAATGTCAGATGGTTAGATGCAAAGACATTTCACTTTACTCAGATGAGTGTAAGCGGTTATAAGAATCACAAGAGATCAGGCGGATGGAACACAGGAGAATATAACCAGAAAGATGTTCCTTACACAGTAACACATGACAGGGATGTACAGTTCATGGTTGACAAGGCAGATGTAGATGAGACCAATCAGACAGCATCTATTCAGAATATTTCACGCATCTTTGAGCAGACACAGGTTGTACCAGAGACAGATGCATTATTCTTCAGTAAGGTTGCACAGGCTGCACAGAATACAGAATTATATCATTCTGAAACTTCTGCTACAGAATACACAACAGAGAATGTATTTGCTAAGCTTAAAGCTATTCTGGCAGCAGGAAAACTTAGAAGATACAAGGCAAATGGAAGCCTTATCATGTATGTGTCTTCTGACATTATGGATAAGCTGGAAATGTCAAAGGAATTTACACGCAAGATTGAAATGACACAGATTGCAGAAGGCGGTCTTGGTATTGAGACTCGTGTTACTGACATTGATGGTGTAACACTTATGGAAGTTGTCGATGATGAAAGATTCTATGACAGATTCGATTGGGATGTTGCAGAAGGCGGTTTTGCTCCGCTTAAGTCAAAGTATGCTGCAACAACTGATACAGATGTAGCAGAAGGAAAGATATACTACACTAAGAGCGACAGCTCTTATACAGTAGTGGCAAAGCCTACAAAGACTAATATAGCCACATATTATGAAAAGACTGTTCAGGGCTCACGCAAGATTAATGTACTTGTTGCATGTGGCCAGACATGTAAGACAGTACCTAAGATTTCATCTATTTATTTCTTCGCACCAGGATCACATACAGAAGGTGATGGATATCTTTACCAGAACCGCCAGTTAAGTGATACATTCGTATTCCCTAATGGCAAGGATGGTAAGGTTGATTCTGTATTTGTTGATGTAGATCCAGCTGAAGAAGTAGAAAAAGAAGAGTAAGCCTATGAAGGTATATGCAAGTAAAGAGCAGTACCTTAGTGAACATAGACTTATCCCGGATGAGCAGATAGAACGAAGATTAAAACAGGCGAGCCGGCATATCGACTCGCTTACTTTTAATCGAATAACATCAAGAGGATATAATAATCTGACAGAGTTTCAGCAGGGCATACTGATAGATGTGTGTTGTGAGATGGCTGATTTTGAATATGAGAATGAGGACATGATTAATTGTGTCTTACAGAATTATTCTCTAAATGGAGTATCTATGCAGTTTGGCAGCAGTTGGAATGTTCTTGTACAGAATGGAATTGCTGTAAAACGCGATACATACCAGATACTTTGTCAGACAGGCTTGTGTTGTTTAAGTCTGGGGGTGTGAGTATGAAGTACCCATGTTTAATACTAAAGAGCATGTGTAAAACAGAAATACATCTTGAGATAGAACAGGAAGGCAGGAATGTCTATGGAGAACCTCTTAAGCCTGTTATATGGGATGGCTTATGTAACTATCAGGACAGCGGCAAGACCGTATTAACAGCAGAAAAGGTTCTTATACAACTTGAAGGATGTGCTTTGATACCAGGAGATATTGCACCAGAGCTTCCGGTAATTACCGAAGGTGATATAACGGTGTTCGGTGTAACAAGGCATATATACAAGGGTACGAAGTGCCGTAATCCGGATGGTACGGTTAATTATGTAAGATTGGATGTGATGTAATGGCAAGAAATGTTAAATCAACGGTGAAGCTTAATATGCCTATGGTAAGGAAGCTTACGGCAGCAGCAAAAGTGTCAGTTGCACAAACAGCAGAAGCAATACATACAGATGTTGTTCAGAGCCAGGTTATACCGAGGGATACAGGAGCATTACAGAATGAAAGCACATTTGTTGATTTATCTGATATAGGTCAGGGAAAAGCATATCTTGTGTCTAGTACACCATACGCCAGAAGGCTGTATTACCATCCGGAATACAACTTCCATCAGGCACCATGGACTGATGATAAGGGCAAGAAACATGAAGGAAATGCAAATGCTAAAGGCAGATGGCTTGATGACTACATGAAAGGTGGTAAAAAGCAGAATTTTGCACCTGAAGCATTTGAAAAGTTTTATAAAAAGCATACGGGGTTGTGATGTTAGGAATAGGTGATGTAAGAGACCTTATAGCAGGTCTTGGAATAGCGGCTGATGACCATGTATATTGTGGAAAGCTTGATGATAAGAAAGATAAGAGCATAGGTGTATACCATCTTAACAGGGGAGATAATGTTCAGATGGCTGTTGGAGGTATACAGAACAGCTCTTATGCTGTCAAATCCATAAGTATACTGATTCATTGGAATAAAAGTGTCAGGGAGACTGAAAAAGTCTCACAGGAGCTTTACGACAAGCTCAGAGATATGAAACATGTAAACATTAATGACACAAATATTCTTTTTACAGAAATGTTAGTATCAGCACCGATTGAGGTTGATACAGATGATAAAGGAATATTTGAAATGGTCATAGAACTTAAATTTTGTTATGAAAGGTAGGTAGAAGTATGTCACAGAATACAAAGATAGCTGGGTATAACGCGGAAGCTACACCATTAACAGGGGTTAATCCGGTACATAAAATTCAGTTTGGAGTATGTATAACTGGAAGAAAGGATTCGGACACGCCAGAAACAGTAGAAACTAAGATCGTAAAAGATGCAGAGAGCTTAAGTATATCTGTAGATGGAACCATTGAGGAATGGAATCCAATGGATCAGGCTGGCTGGGTAAGAAGGCTCATGACAGCTAAGTCACTTGGTATATCTTTCGGCGGTAAGCGTAACTATGGAGATGAAGGAAATGATTATGTAGCAAGTCGATCTATGAAGACAGGTCAGGATTGCAATACATGGGTGTCTATTATATTCCCTAATCTTGATCAGCTTCTTGTACCTGCAGTAATCGATGTAAAATCTCTTGGTGGAGATTCTACAAGCATTGATGCACTTGAATGGGAAGCACAGTCTGACGGTAAGCCGACATATATAGCATATGTAGCAGCTTAAAGAAAGAGAGGATATGAAAAATGGCAAAGACAGATTTTAGGGTAATAGATATCTCCATGAAGATTACGAATCAGTTACCTATGATTCGTATTACAGAAGATATAACGGTTACTGTTAATAACAGAAAGAGTACAATTCTTAATATACAGGCTATGGCACAGGAAGCAGAAAACAAGGAAAACAAGGCTGATATGGCATTTATGATTAAAGGTCTTGAAATGCTTGTAGGAAAAGATGCTTCAGATAAGATTGAGGCATTAGATCTTCCTATTCCTGAATATAAGGAAATGTATAATACAATCATGCAGGTTGCTATGGGAACGTACGGCGAGGAGCAGACACCCTCAGCATAATGAGGTATATTATGATATATGGGATGATTGGGAGCTGATAGAAGCCAGCTTCCTGTCCCAGTATGGCATACGATTGCGAACAGAAGATGATATGTCATGGGCTGAATTCTGTTCTTTATTGTCAGGAATAATGCCTGAAACACCACTTGGGAGAATTGTAGGAATCAGAGCAGAAAAAGATCCTAAGGTTATAAAGGAATTCACTAAAGAACAGAAGAAAATCCGCAATGATTGGATATTAAGAAGAAATAGAAAATTAATGGAAGATCCTGCAAATTACAATAAGTATTGGAGTGACTTCCAAAATTGGGCTAAGACCGCTTTCTCTAAGTAGAAAGTGGTCTTTTTAAATGCCGGAAAGGAGGGAGTATGTCGGATGTAGTAGGACAGATAGCTCTTGAACTTGGCATAGACAGTTCACAGATAGTTAATCAGCTTACTGGCGCTTCTAATAAGGCGGCTAAGCAGGCAACATCCATCTTTTCTGGTATGGGAAAGAAAATAGCTGCTGGATTAAGTATAGCAGCTTTTACTAAGTTTACGAAAGACTGCTTAGAAGTTGGTTCTAATGTTACAGAAGTACAGAATGTTGTAGATACGGCATTTAAGGACTTAAGTGGACAGGCAGACCAGTGGGCTTCCAATGCAATGACTAATTTCGGACTATCTGAATTATCTGCTAAGAAGTACATGGGTGTATTTGGCCAGATGAGTAATGCAATGGGTATTACAGGACAGGCTGCACTTGATATGGCAGAAGATGTTACCGGATTAACAGGTGATGTTGCATCATTTTACAATTTGAGTACAGATGAAGCATATACAAAGCTGAAATCCATCTGGACTGGTGAAACAGAGACACTTAAGGACCTGGGTGTAGTAATGACTCAGACGAACTTGGATCAGTATGCACTTAATAATGGCTTTGGTAAGACTACGGCTAAGATGACAGAGCAGGAAAAAGTAATGCTCCAATATCAGTATGTTACTAGTGCACTGTCCAATGCCACAGGAGACTTTGTTAAGACACAGGATTCCTGGGCAAATCAGACGCGAATTTTATCACTCAGATTCGAACAGTTAAAGGCTTCTCTTGGTAAAGGCTTCATAGCATTGTTTACACCTATTCTGCGTGGCTTTAACAACTTGCTGGCAGGATTACAGAAGGTTGCAGATGGCTTTGCCAGCTTTGTGCAAATGCTCACAGGAGCAGATGTATCAACCTCTATGGGCTCGATAAGTTCGGATATAGCTGGTATAGGAGATGATGCATCCAGCGCAGCGGATAATGTAGGTGATATAGGAAGTGCAGCCAAGAAGACTGCTAAAGATATAGAAAAGTCGCTTGCAGGCTTTGACCAGATAAATAAGCTGACAGAGCCAACAGATGATAGTTCTGATTCAAGCGGTAGTACAGGTGGAACATCTTCAGGAATCGGAAGTGTTGACCTTGTACCAGATGTGAGTGGAAGTACATCTAATGCAACATCTGCAATTAGTGATTTTGTAAATAAGGCAAAGAAAGAATTAGATAAACTCCGCAAATGGAGTGTATCGACATTTTCTCCATCTATGTCAAGAATATGGGATGGACTTACAAAAAATACAGATACAGCCAAGAAAAACCTAACAAGTGCGTTTAATGATATAAAAGCATTAGGACCGCCGTTGTTAAATTATTTTAATGGTCCATTTACAAATTATCTTGTAACATGGGTCGACACTAATGGCAGTATATTAAATGGATTATTTGATAGCTTTAATACAGTCTTTTCGGATGTATGGAATAAAGCAGCATATCCTATACTTGCAAATTTTGTTTCTGTTGGATTACCAATGCTGACGGAGTTTGCATCCCAGACGCTATCTTTAAATGGAACAATATTTGATACATTTAAAGCATCTTGGAATTCTTTATGGAGTGAAGGTGTAAGTCCAGCCATTGAATCTATATCAAATGTATGGATTGGATTGGTTAATACAATGGCAGGGGCATGGAACGAATGGGGAGAGCCTATATTTACCGGAATAAAAACGGCTGTTAAGACTACCGGAGATGTATTCTTAGACATTTGGAATAATATGCTTCAGCCAGTCTGGGAGAATGCTTTAGATGTAATTGATACAGTGTGGAGTGAACATTTACAGCCACTGCTGGCCAATTTTCTGGATTTTGTTGGTGAGATAGTTACATGTGCTACGACAATATATAACAACTTTATTGCACCTGTAGTTGGATTTTTATCTGAACTATTAGGACCAATATTTATAGCTATATTTGATTCTATAGGAAATAAGGTTGGGGTTGTCGTTGGAACTATAGCTGATTTGATGAACGATACAATTACTGTATTTAAAGGCGTTATACAGTTTATTAAGGGTGTTTTCTCTGGTGACTGGGAAGGCGCTTGGAATGGTATAGTTACGGCTTTTGATGGCATATTTAGCGGTATTGCTGATATTGCTAAAGGACCTATTAATATGGTGATTGGCTTAATTAATGGATTGCTTTCAGGAATGCAGAGAGGAATTAATGCTGTTGTGAAAGGTGTAAATAAACTTAGCTTTAAAGTACCAAGCTGGGTACCAAGCATAGGCGGTGAAGACTTTGGATTTCATTTGCCGGAAGCAAACTTCTCCAAGATTCCATACCTTGCACAAGGTGGATATGTTAAGCCAAACACTCCACAGCTTGCCATGATTGGTGATAACAGGCACCAGGGCGAAGTTGTAGCGCCTGAGGACAAGTTACTTGATATGGCACAGAAGGCAGCAGCTATGGCATCCAGTGCAGAGCTATTGGCAGAGGCTATAAGTATTCTTAAGCAGATACTTAAGGTACTTGAAACTCTGAACCTTGATATACAGCTTGATGGAAAGAGTCTTAAGAAATATGTGGTTGATAAGATTAACGAGCATACAAAGCAGACAGGAAAATGTGAGATTATAACTTAACAAGGATGTGATGAATTGATACTGAGATGTGACGGACAGGAGCTGCCGGCTCCTGTGTCCATCAAGGTGGATGATGAGATTATATGGTCTTCTTCTACAGGACGAGCACTTGACGGAACAATGTTAGGTGATGTTGTCGCTGAAAAGAAGACCTTATCTATTAATTGGGGAATATTGAAGGAAGATGAGATGGCACTTATTAAGAACAAACTTATCGCTGGATTCTTTCCAATAACATTCCATGATGATGGACAGGACATAACAATAACAAGCTATAGAGGTACATTAAGTAAAGAGGTGCTGGGTGATATAGGTGACGGTAACTATTATTACAGAAGTGCCAGTGTATCTATAATACAGCAGTAATAGGAGTAAATATGAAGATAACATTAAGCATTAAGGATATAGAAAAGCAGATTAATAGCTTACAGTCTATTAATAAAAAGCTCCCCTTGAAAGTTAACTGGGCTATTGTAAAAAACCTTAAAACACTTAAAGCTGAGCATTCATGCGCAGAAGAATTAAGAATTAAGATTCTTGAGACGTACTGCATGAGGGATGAAAAGGGGAATTCTATTATAGAGAATGGTAATTACAGGTTTGAGAACGATGCAGAAGCAAGAACAGCCATTAAACAGATTGAAGAACTTAATATGACAACTGCAGATGTGGATATTTGCACTATAAATATTGCGGATGTAGAGAAGTGCAATGGAAGTGATTATGAGGCACTTACAACGCATGATATAGAAGCATTGGAGTTTATGATACAGGAGTAAATTATGTATAAAAATGTTACAGAGCAGTTTGCGACAACTATTCGTTCTCCATCAAGGACATTTAATCTTAGACTTAATGTAGAAGGAACATGGATAGACGCAGGCTTTAAGAAAATGACATATGAGAATGCTTCCTGTGCAGATGAATATTTACAATTAGGTTCAACAGTTGCGGCTAAAATTGAGCTTACTATAAAAAAGAGCGATATTCTTTTTGATGGTATAGAGTTACCGTTAGAAATAGGCCTTTTACTGCCAGATGGAACTTATGAATATGTTCCGATAGGAATATTCAAAGCTGAGCATCCAACAAGTGACCAGTATACGACAACATTTACAGCTTATGACAGAATGATACAGACGACAGGATTATATGCTTCTGAGTTAGAGTATCCGGCATCTGCAGTTGCAGTTATGAATGAGATAAGTAAAGGTTGTGGTATTCCTGTAAATACTGAAGGTTTGGAAGATATTATTATTGATACCAAGCCTAATGGCTATGTATATCGCGAAATGATAGGATACATAGCTTCTTTGGCAGGTGGTTTTGCTTGCGTGGATAGAACGGGAACCATTGTAATCAAGTGGTATGAGGATAACGATGCTACATATAACTTATCAAGGATCATGTCATTTGAAAAAGATGAAGGTGAGTTTAAACTTGAAAAATTAACATGTAATGTCGATAGCTCTACAACATATACATCTGGAGACGGTCTTCTTGGTATAACCTTGGATAATCCTTTTATGCCACAGGCAAAACTTGAAAAAGTATATGCGAAACGAAAGGACTTTACATACAGAGGAGCAACAATAAAGACTTTGGGAGATATACGTCTGGATCCATGGGATATTATCACAGTAGAAGATGGAGAAGATGTATATAAAATTCCGGTAATGAATATTGTGCAGGAATATGACGGTGGTATGTCCATGACAATATCTTCTTATTCCAAAACAAAAACGGAAGAGGAGATAGACTTCAAGGGTCCTTCTATAACAGAAAAAGAAAGAACTTATACTGAAATACAAGAAACAAAAAATCTGTTGGCCGAAAAGATAGATGCAGACTATGTTAATTCACGTTTTACTAAAACAGAAGATTTTGAGGCAACTAACGCAAAGATACGAAAAATTGAAAGTGAGAAGCTTAGCGCTAAGGATGCTGAACTAAAATATGCCAATATAGATTTTACTAACATTGGTAAGGCCGCTATGGAATATTTTTATTCCATGTCTGGTTTAATAAAAAATGTAACTGTAGGTGATCAAACTATTACCGGAGAACTTGTCGGTGTAACCATAAAGGGCGATATAATCGAGGGTAACACCATTGTGGCAGATAAGCTTGTAATTAAAGGTGAAGACGGTCTTTATTACAAACTTAATACCGATGGTATTACGACTGAAGCACAACAGACAGACTATAACAGTCTGAATGGACAAGTTATCAGGGCTAAGTCAGTTACAGCGTCTAAAATAGATGTTAAAGATTTAGTGGCTTTTGATGCAACTATTGCTGGTTTTAAAATAGAGGATAGCGCTATATATTCGATAGGAAAAGAATCAGCAACTAGTGGTGTTCGTGGTATATATCTTAGTAAAGACGGTCAGATGGCTGTTGGCGATTCAAAGCATTATATTAAGTATTATAAAGATACAGATGGTTTGTATAAGCTTAGGATTTCTGCAGATGCCTTAGAGTTTTCTACAGGTGGAAGTGTAGAGGATGCAATCGGCAATTTGAAGAATGAACTAGATAGCGTTAAGGAGGAAATCGTTTCTATTATAAGCATTTCTTCGAGCAAGGGTAGCGTGTTTAAAAACACAAACGTTTCAACCGTGCTCTCAGTAACAATATTCCGAGGAACCCAGAGAATAACAAATATTGATGAGCTTAAGGCTACGTACGGAGATTCCGCATATTTACAGTGGAAATCCCAGGAGCACGATGGGGATGCCTATCTTGAGATTCCTTCGATTGATGAACGAATCTCTGAAAGCGGTTTTAAATTTAAAATAAGCCCTAACGATATCGATACAAAGGGCATTTATACATGTGATTTAATTACAGATTAGGAGGAAAATAAATGGCAATTAAAGCAACAGGTCAGACGACCATCATTGATGTAACTGACGCGTATTCGGTTATATTGACATCAGAGGCATTTACATTTGTTGGTAATACCTCAGGGGCACCAGCAGGATTAAAGTGCGCTACACAGGCTGTTGCATATTGTGGTTCTAACCAGTGTACAGTTGTTAACGTAGACCAGAAAGCAATTACATGCCCAACAGGAATTTCTGTTGCTGTTGAGAATAGTGGGACTGCTTCTCCAACAATTACATTTACAACAACAGCAACAGTAACAGCAGCATGCGAGGCTGTAATTCCAGTTGTTGTAGATAACGTAACAGTCAATAAGAAGTTTTCTTTTGCAGTTGCAAAGACAGGACAGACAGGACAGACTGGTGCTGCAGGTATTAGTGTTAAAGGTGTAACTAATTATTTCTTAGCATCTGCATCTAATACAGGTGTGACAACATCTACTGAGGGTTGGACAACGACACCACAGACAACCGACACGACAAAGAAGTATCTTTGGTCGTATCAGGTTTTCACATATAGTAATAATACGACATCCAAGACTACACCAGCTATTATCGGTACACACGGCGCTACAGGACAGACAGGTGCCACAGGTAATGGTGTTAAAAGTGTAACTAATTATTATCTTACAACATCGGTCGGTAGTGGAGTTACCACTGATACTAATGGATGGTCAACAAATCCAACCGCCACTACAACAACTAATAAGTATCTTTGGTGGTATCAGGTTTTCACATATAGTAATAATACGACTGCTAAGACCACACCAGCTATTATTGGCACACATGGGGCTACAGGACAGACAGGTGCGGCTGGAGCAGATGCTATTACTGTTACCATTACAAGTAGCAATGGAACGGTATTTAAGAATAATGCAGGAAGTACAGTGCTTACAGCACATGTGTTTAAGGGCTCTATTGAGCAGACAATCTCAGATGCAGGAGTGGTTAGTGGTCTTGGTTCTATTAAATGGTACAAGGCAGGCAGTACAACAGCTTTAGCAACAGCTAAGACTTTAACTGTATCTGCAAACGATGTAGATAATACACAGGCATATACATGCCAGTTAGAAGGTTAGTAAAGAAGGGAGGCGTACGTCATAATGGCAGTTAAAGCAGCTAGTCAAATCTCATTAATAGATATTACGGACGCATATTCTGTTACGTTAACATCAGAGGCGTACACCTTTGTTGGAAATACTGCTGGGGCTCCGTCTGGGTTGTCATGTACGACTCAGGCGGTTGCTTATTGCGGAAATACTGTATGCAAGATAATAGTGGGAACAATTACATGTCCTATTGGTATTTCTGCCTCAGTTTCAGATAATAATACAATATCTCCAACAATAACATTCAAGACGACAGCTACAATTTCTGCGGCATGTGAAGCTACCATTCCATTAACGATAGATGGTGTTACCATAACAAAGAAATTCTCGTTTGCGGTTGCAAAGACTGGTGCTACTGGAGCATCAGGCAAAGGCATTAAATCTACCACGATAACATATCAGGCTGGTGCGTCTGGGAAGACTGCTCCAACTGGTACTTGGGTAACTTCTCCACCAGAGACTACAGCAGCGTTACCTTATTTATGGACACGTACAGTTTTCACTTATACGGATAATACAACAAGTACATCGTATAGTGTTGGTGCTACAACAGAAGGGATTCAGGTTGGTGGTAGGAATCTTGCTCAAAAAACATCTAGTAAGTACTACGTTAGTTTTTCTAAGTTTAATGGAAATGATAATGTTTGTTTCAGTATAGGAAACACTTTAACCGACGGATTATCAGTAGGTGATACAATATCAATTAAATTAGTATGTAAATATACAAACTTAGTTGCTGTGAGTGGGAAGACACCTCAGGTTCGTATTGTAGGTGCTGGCAATATAACTTCTTGGAATGATAACGGGTATTTTCCACCAAATGATTATACTAAGCTGTCTGGCTCTAATGGTGAAGTAACAATAATGTATCAGGCAATAATTAATGCCAATCATGTTAAAAATTCTTATTGGAATACGTTACTTAGAACAGATTCAATTCAAAGTGGCACGATACAATGCAAAATGTTTAAAGTTGAACGCGGCACAAAATATACAGACTGGTCACCAGCCCCTGAAGACACTGATAATAAAATATCAGATGTATGGCAGGGTGTTAATGATGTATATGATGACTATTCGGAATTCAAAGAGAATACCTACACCAAAGCAGATATGGATACCAAGTTAACTGAAACTAAGGAAGCAGTACTTATATCAGCTAACGCTACTTATCAACGGCAGGATGCTATGGGTAATTATTACACTGTTTCACAGGCCAATTCAGCTATAAACGCCAGAGCTAATCAGATAGAGGCTAAGGTCAGTGCAATCAAAATAGGTGGTCGAAACCTTATTATTCGCACGGGGGAACTTGTTAATAAATCATTACAGGCCGATGGTTCTACGAACGACTACGACAAAACAAATGTCATGGGTTCGAAGATATCAGTTGTGCCTGGCGAAGAACTTACGTTCCATAAAGATAACGGAAGTGAATGGTTCAGATGGAATTGGTACGATAGTGAAGGAAAATTTATGTCGAGAATGCCAAACCAGAATAATTTATTCACATGGAAAGTTCCAGATGGTGCTTATTTCATTTTAGTAAGTTATCCAAATACAGGTAACGTTAAAGTGGAACGAGGTAATCGAGCCACAGACTGGACATTAGCTCCAGAGGATACAGATGCCAAGATAGATGATATTTCTATAGGCGGAAGAAACCTTATTAAGACAACTGATTTGACTGTTGGTTGGATTGATGATACTGGAGCGTTGCGATATACAGCCGATTGGGACAAGACGTTCCTTACCGGTGAATACATATCTGTTGATGCCGAAAAAGAGTATATGTTCCAGCTGTTCTGGACAGATAATAATACGGAGGCTTGGATTGTTTATGCCTATTACAATTCTAATAAAGAATTTATTAAGGTAGCCACAAACGACGTTTACAACACCGATAAGTATTATAAAGAGAAGATAACCATTCCGAGCGGTGTAGCATATATGCGTATATCGTGGGAGTTCGGTGCTCAACGAGCTGTTAAGTTGGAGAAGGGTAATAAGGCTACCGACTGGACCGCAGCGCCAGAGGACATAGAAGCTAAGATTGCATTAAAAGTTGATGAAAAGTCATTGAAAAGTGCAATTGAGGCCATAGCTGATACTATCAATATAACTGCTAGAGGCGGATTGAATATATCTGGCAACAGATTTACATTGACATCAACGAATACAACTATTACTGCAGATGGAACAATAACCTCAAGAGGAACAGGCCTTGGTTCAGATGGAAATAAATACTCAATGGCAGCAACCCTGCGCGGAGGAGAGCTTAAAGTATGGAATAATACATCTAATAATGGAGTAAGGATTCAGGGACATGCTTTATTAGGCTATGACAATGATGGAACTAATACAATTCAATTAATATATACTCCAAGTGATGATGATGACATGACTACTGGCTTGTGGTTATATTCCAATTTAGGGCAAGAAATACATGTGACAAGAAAAGAAATATGGCTCCAGGGAAATAATAGTGATGGAAGTATATATGGTTATTGCAACATAGGTAAAGGATATATGCGCATTGATTCTTCTGGAACGTCATATTATGGCGATTGTGCACTATCTGTGCTAGGCGGAGCAAAGATTCAAGATCTGCACGCAATGGATAGCATGACAGTTGGATGTGATGTGGAAAAAGTTAAAATGTGGAACACATATTTTGGTTATTGTCAACCTGTTACAGCAGCGACGAACAGAGTCACGTTAAAGTGGACTGGGGCAGCTTTGCAAGTGTGGATAGATGACACATTAGTAGGAACATTATTTGAATAATAGAAAGAAGGTAGTAAATATGTTAGAAACAAGAAAAGATATAACATTTACAGGAACAAGTTATATAGAGAAAACAGTGACAGGTTCATCTGAAAAGCAGAGAATTAATATTGTATACCTCTCAGCATCAATTTCAGATGATGGAAGTAGTGTAAGCGTTAACAAGAATATTCAGAACAAAACGGAATATCTTGCTAACAAGAAAGCTTGCATGGAGGATATGGCAGAGTTTGAAGAACTTGCATTATCTTTAATTGAATAAGAGCTCATTACAGCGTCTAGCATTAAGCTAGGCGCTTTTTTAGAAGGAGGAAAAGAAAGATGATAACATTAAAGGCAATTTACATGGCAGCAGCACACGACAAGCTGATCCAGCTTGTTATTATAGCTGTAATAATTGATACAATATTTGGAGTATTAAGGGCAATTAAAGAACGTAAATTTAACAGTTGTTTTGGTATTAATGGAGCAATTCGTAAGTGTGGAATGATAATATCCATTATGCTCCTTGTAATCGTTGATTACATAACAGGATTTAATATGATTGGATTTCTGCCGGAACAGGTTAGACAGCATATGGGTAATCAGATAGGAATTTCTGGCTTTATCGCACTACTTTATAATGCATATGAAACAGTAAGCATTTTAAAGAATATGGCGCTATGCGGTCTGCCGGTGAAGAAACTATGGTTATATGTTAAGACATTTTTGGGGAATTATACAGATGAATTGCCGGATGATGATGAGTTGGCAACGGCGAAGATTAAGGAGGAAAAGTAATATGAGTATTAGAGGAATTGATATTAGCGATAACAACGGAACACTTGATTGGGACATTATCAAGGAACAGATTAATTTCGCCATGGTAAGAGTTGGATATGGCTCTAACTATGAATCACAGGACGATAGACAGGCTATAAGAAACATGCAGGAACTTGAAAGAATAGGCAAACCATATGGAGTATATATGTACAGCTATGCACTTAATGAAGACGAGGCACATAGCGAAGCTGCACATATCCTGAGAATGATTGCTGGCTTTAATCCAGTGTTAGGCATTTACATTGATATGGAAGATGCAGACGGTTACAAAGTAAGGAACAACAAAGATCCTCGCACTAATGGAGAAGCATATACTAGATATTGCCAGATTGTTACGAATGATTTAAAGGCAGCCGGTTTTGAGGTTGTAGGCACATATGCTAACCTTGACTGGTTCTCTAATATCTTAGATAGAGAAGCGCTTACAGACAAGAAGTGGCTTGCTATCTGGGGACCAGATAGTTGTCCTGTAGATTGGGCCGAAATCTGGCAGGATAGTTCGGATGGTTGCATAGATGGTTCGTCTGCAAGGACAGATACAGACGTCTATGTGAATGAAGATGCATTTAGTGCTTATGCAAAGGCTAATACACCGGAATATGAACCAGAAGAACCTATCCCAGAAAGAGAAATAGAAGATGTAGGTACAATGTACCGCGAAGGAGATCACGTTTGTTACAATAGAATCTATTATACAGCCGGAGACTGGACCGATGGTGCAGCACCATATTATACCTGTCTCTTATACACATCTCCGAGCCCACGAGACGGAGCTACATCTCGTATGCCGTCTTCTG